AAGCGTTTCCGCTCGTGGAGACGTTCAGGGTCGCAATGTTGCCCAGGGTCCGGACCGTCAAGTTGGTCGCGTTCGCCGTTGCGACGTTCAGGAAGGTTACGTTCGTCGTCGAAAGATTCGAAGTTCCCGTGACGTTCATGACGCCCCCGAAGAGCGAGGCGGCATTCATCACCAAAGCGTTTCCGCTCGTGAAGACGTTCAGGGTCGCAATGTTCCCCAGGGTCTGGACCGTCATGTTTGTCGCATTGGCCGTTGTGAGATTCAGGGTGGCGGCATTCATGTTGAACAGGTTCGAAGTGCCCGTGACATTCATGTTCGCCCCGAAGAGCGAGACGGCATTCATGACCAAAGCGTTTCCGCTCGTGAAGACGTTCAGGGTCGCAATGTTCCCCATGGTCCGGACCGTCAAGTTGGTCGCGTTCGCCGTTGCGACGTTCATGGTGGTTACGTTGGTCGTCGAAAGGTTCGAGGTTCCCGTGACGTTCATGTTCTCCCCGAAAAGAGAGATGACGTTGAGGGTGGTCACGTTCGTGGACGAAAGGTTCGACGCGCTCGTGACGTTCAGAGTAAGCAAAGCGATGGAAGATACCGATATAGTCGAAAGATTAGCGGTTCCACTGACGTTCATTGCCGCTCCGAAGATTGAGCTGGAGTTGAGGGTGGTGGCATTCATGGTGAACAGGTTCGAGGTTCCCGTGACGTTCATGTTCGCCCCAAAAAGAGACACGGCGTTCATGACCAACGCATTTCCGCTCGTGAAGACGTTCAGGGTCGCAATGTTCCCCAGGGTCTGGACCCTCAAGTTGGTTGCGTTCGCCGTTGCGACGTTCAGGGTGGTTACGTTCGTCGTCGAAAGGTTAGACGTTCCTGTGACGTTCATGGCGCCCCCGAAGAGCGAAACGGCATTCATCACCAAAGCATTTCCGCTCGTGAAGACGTTTAGGGTAGCAATGTTCGCCTGGGTCCGAACCGTCATGTTGGTCAGATTTCCAGATGCGACGTTGAGCTCCGAAGACACGTTTACAGTCTGAATGAACGCCGACCCGAACTGAGAACCAATTTGCCCGAGATTCGCCGTCCCTGAAACGTTCGGAAGCAAATTTCCGGTGATCATTGTCGACGAGTTGAGAACCGTGAGATTTCCAAATAACAAAGTATTCCCTGTGGTGACCACATCACCAAAATTGGTGATGATTGGCATATTACTTTTTACAGAGTTTTTTTATACAGGTCTCACCACGACATATGAACCCGTGTATCCTTCTGCTGTGACGTTCGTATACGCGGTTCTGTGGATGTTGTCTGTCTGATTCATTGCTTCAAAATCTATAAAATAATAATTCGAAGTTGAATCCACATAAAAAGGAATTTGTACTGGAACGGAAGGATCCTGACCCACTGATATGCGATAACAATAAAGCCACACACCGGGATCTGCTAAATTCGAGTGGACGTCTGATACGTTTGATGACAGGGCTATCGTCTTGATGTTGTTATCCGAGGTCAGAACTATGTTGAATTGGTACGGCCCCGTCTGATTGAATCTAAAACCTCCGTTGGTCGTCGGCCCGGAAATCAATGGGTTTGACCCGTACGCAGTCCATGCCGCAATGGGATTTGGTGCAAAAAGGGTGTATAAATTTGAAGTGACGCTTCCTGCTATATTTCCAGACCAATTGCCTGTAGAATTCAGGGTATATGTCGAGTTGAGGTTCATGAAAAGACCAGTCGTTATCGGTATCGGGTATGTGATATTTGCCGTTTCCACATTCATTGTAGTTCCGAATATAGATGCTGCGTTCATGACCGACAGGTTCGAGGTTCCCGTGACGTTCATGCTCGTCCCAAAAATCGAGGCGGAATTGAGGGAGGTTAGGTTCATGCTCGTTCCGAAAATCGATGCCGCGTTCAGGGTGGTCACGTTCGTGGTTGACAGGTTCGAGGTTCCCGTGACGTTCAGGGCGCCCCCGAAGAGCGAGACGGCATTCATGACCAAAGCGTTTCCGCTCGTGGAGACGTTCAGGGTCGCAATGTTGCCCAGGGTCCGGACCGTCAAGTTGGTCGCGTTCGCCGTTGCGACGTTCAGGAAGGTTACGTTCGTCGTTGAAAGGTTCGAGGTTCCTGTGACGTTGAGGGCGCCCCCGAAGAGCGAGACGGCATTCATCACCAAAGCGTTTCCGCTCGTGAAGACGTTCAGGGTCGCAATGTTCCCTAGGGTCAGGACCGTCAAGTTGGTCGCGTTCGCCGTTGCGACGTTCAGGGTTGTCACGTTCGTCGTCGAAAGGTTTGATGTCCCAGTGACGTTCATGTTCGTCCCGAAAATCGATGCGGCGTTGAGGGTGGTCACGTTCGTGGTCGAAAGGTTCGAGGTTCCCGTGACGTTCAGGGCGCCACCGAAGAGCGAGGCGGCATTCATCACCAAAGCGTTTCCGCTCGTGAAGACGTTCAGGGTCGCAATGTTCCCTAGGGTCTGGACCGTCAAGTTGGTCGCGTTCGCCGTTTCGACGTTCAGGGTTGTCACGTTTGTCGTCGAAAGGTTCGAGGTTCCCGTGACGTTCAGGACTCCCCCGAAGAGCGAGGCGGCGTTGAGGGTGGTCAGGTTCGAGGTTCCCGTGACGTTCAGGACTCCCCCGAAGAGCGAGGCGGCGTTCAGGGTGGTCACATTCGTGGTTGCCAGGTTCGAGGTCCCCGTGACGTTCATGTTCGTCCCAAAAATCGAGGCGGCGTTGAGGGTTGACAGGTTCGAGATCCCAGTGATGTTCATGTTCGTTCCGAAAATCGATGCCGCGTTCAGGGTGGTCACGTTCGTCGTCGAAAGATTCGAAGTTCCCGTGACGTTCAGGGCGCCCCCGAAGAGCGAGACGGCATTCATCACCAAAGCATTTCCGCTCGTGGAGACGTTCAGGGTCGCGATGTTCCCCAGGGTCGCGACCGTCACCGTTGCGACGTTCAGGGTGGTTACATTCGTCGTCGAAAGGTTCGAGGTTCCCGTGACGTTCAGGGCGCCCCCGAAGAGCGAGACGGCGTTCATCACCAATGCGTTTCCGCTCGTGGAGACGTTGAGGGTCGCAATGTTCCCCAGGGTCTGGACCGTCGCCGTTGCGACGTTCAAAGAGGTTACGTTCGTCGTCGAAAGGTTCGAGATTCCTGTGACGTTGAGACTAGTCAAAATACCCACAGAAGTGATGTTAGTCTGGGTAGATGCGAGTTGGGCCGAAAGAATCAGGCCATTTAGATTGCTCGTCGTCAAGTTGCTCAGACCTGAACCGTTCCCCATGTACAACTGAGATGTCACGACCGTAAGATAACTGCCGTCAACGACAGTCAGTGCGTAATCCGGGCTAGCCGTGGTGTGAATCCCGACGTTACCCTCGGCGTCTATGACCATGGCCAGCGTCTGGAAGTCCCAAAACTCGGCGACGTTGTATATGTGGCCAGGACCTCCTCCCTCGAACTGAACAACCTTGAGCGCGGTCGCAGTACCAGCGTTGTTTATACTCAGGGCGTTACTGACCTGTGTGTTTGTCGCCGTGACTGTGAAGTTGCCCGTGACGACGAGATTCGCAGCCGTGACGTTTCCGAAATTATGAAAACCTGACGTGGCTGACAGGTTTCCGTTTAGGGTCGTGTCTCCCCTGACGGTCAGGTTTTGTGTAAACGTCGTGGACAACACGTTGAGATCTCCAGCTATGTTGCTGTATCCCATCTAATAAACTCTAAGAAGTTAATATAAATTTCGGATCTGGCGCATTTACTCTGAGATATGTCGTATCTAATAACACAGGAGGTCTTGTGGTTTACAAGGCAAACGGAAATGATTTTGTTTGGTCCGGTAACGAAAAGAAGTTTTGGCTCGGAGACGGAACAACTAGCGAAACTTCGCGAGGGGGGTTCCCTTCTCAGGTTGGTAATAGTGAGAATTATATATTGTCGGGCGCACCAGCTATAGGGTCCACAAAAACTTCAGTTGTTCACAAGGCGACGTCAACAACCGCAATTCCAATATATGTAAATGGAGTCATACAAACTCTCGCATCGAATGCTCTTACAATGGGTACAGACCCCGGAAACTTTCTTTACTTTGGCAGGGGTGGACAAGCGGTCAATTATATAGGAAATTTACACGAAATTGAGATATTCAGTACGGCTTTTTCAGATACCGACCGGCTAGCACTCGAGAACTGAACTTAATTCAATAACTGACGTCTAAAAGACTCCTTGAGAGACTCAGATGCTGGGTATTCATCGAGCGTTTTCAGAAGCTTTGCGCGAATCTCTTCGGTGACCTTATCACCTATGATCATAAGGTATGATCTAATCTCAACAGAAAGCGACTCCCATTCAGACCGTGCTGAATCTTCATCACGGTCTGGATGTTCTTTGAGCCAGTTGGCGATCCAATTGTTTGCAGCTCTCTCCATTTTAGTTTTAAAATTTATTTTTTTAAGTTACAACACCGGAGTTATAGTCACCCACGTACCCCCAGCTGGGTTCAGAGTCGGTGCGAGCACCGGAGTATCAACCGCAAAGAGATCTATATAGTAATAATCAGCTGTTGAAGTTGCGTAAAAATCAATGTCGAAAATTTCAGTTGGATTTCGTGTGATGAACGGCATATATCTGTAAACGTACGTCTGATCAGTGCGCGTCGTCACGTCCGACACGTTTGACCCTATTCCCATACCCGTTATATTATCGGACGTCGTTAAGAAAATAGCCTTAATGTTGTAAATTCCTGGTTTATTGAATCTAAAATTCCCATTTGCGGATCTAGACACGAGAGTACTTGACCCTTGTTCGCTGAATGAGCCGAGCCCGAAGGCCAGCGCCTGCCCATAAAGAACTCCCGTATACACAGGAGGCGTGTAATTCAAGGCGAGGCTATAGTATAACGATCCCCCCTCACCTAGAGGAGTTCCTATACTACTAAAGACGTTGCCCGAGACGACAAGATTACCCGTCAAGTATGTGTTTCCGAGAGGTCCCGCAAGAATATTGGATGACACAACAAGGTTACTTACGTTCGCCGTAACCAGATTGGCGCTCAAGGCGTTCATGGTGGTGAGTATTCCAGTCGCCACGTTGAGGGTGCCGATGTTCCCAGTGACCAGATTGGCGCTCAAGGCGTTCATAGTGGAAAACATTCCAAACGCCGCGTTGAGGGTCCCGACGTTCCCAGTGACCAGATTGGCGCTCAAGGCGTTCATGGTAGTGAGTATTCCAGTCGCCACGTTGAGGGTGCCGACGTTCCCAGTGACCAGATTGGCGCTCAAGGCGTTCATGGTGGCGAGTATTCCAGTCGCCGCGTTGAGGGTCCCGACGTTCCCAGTGACCAGATTGGCGCTCAAGGCGTTCATGGCGGTGAGTATTCCAGTCGCCACGTTGAGGGTTCCGACGTTCCCAGTGACCAGATTGGCGCTCAAGGCGTTCATGGTGGCGAGTATTCCAGTCGCCACGTTGAGGGTCCCGACGTTCCCAGTGACCAGATTGGCGCTCAAGGCGTTCATGGTGGTGAGTATTCCAGTCGCCACGTTGAGGGTTCCGACGTTCCCAGTGACCAGATTGGCGCTCAAGGCGTTCATGGTGGTGAGTATTCCAGTCGCCACCACAAGGGTGGTGATGTTCGCCGAGGCTACATTTATAATTGGAATTGAAATAGAAGACGTGTTTATTGCTTCTATATTGGCAGTTCCTACAACATATAGATTAGATCCTGCCGGTGGGTTCGAAAGGGTTCCGATACTGACGCCGTTTCCAAAGGCGACGTTCGCGTCGATAGACGTCCATTGTGTTTTTACATTTGAAACGCTTGTGAGGCGCCCATATTGATCCACGAAAATTTGGGGTATATTGGAAACAGAACCGTACTCACCGGCCGTCACTCCAGTCACTGGCAAATTTGTATTCTGAATTGTATTTGTGAAGAAAATGTTAGTCGTCGTGACCGCATTTGACACGTATGCATTTCCTATAACGTGAAGGTTCGCGGTCGGTACAAAAGTTGCGCCAATTCCTACATAATTTGAATAATAAATAGTATTTCCGGAATTACTTGTCCATTGTGTGGCGACGTTAGATGCCGCTGTGATCCGGCCGTACTGATCAACAGTCACGCTCGATACATTGTCCCGTGACCCGTACATGCCCGCCGAGACGCCGCTCGCGGGAAGAACGCCGGTTGAGATGGTGCCTGTAAGATTGGCAGCGGGTACATTGGATAAACCTGACGCGTTTGAACTTATCAATAATCCATCGACGCGGAGTCCCGTCAAAGTACCAACAGATGTGATATTTGGCTGAGCCGGCTGAACGACTGAATTGGCGGTCGCGAGCGTTTCTGTAATGGCGTTGGCGTGGATACCAAAAAGACCCTCACCGTCGCCACTTATTGTGCCTGCTACGAGCGACCCTGTGACCGACAGACTTGTGAGAGTCCCCACAGATGTTATGTTTGGCTGGGCCGGGTTAGTAACGCTCCCGGCCGTGTTTGCGTAGTTCAAAGTTCCAGTAAGATTTGAAACCTGTATATTCGACAGTACATTTCCACCTCCAATAAATAAAGAAGCCGAAACGTTCCCCGATGAGTAAAGACCCGTAAGGGTTCCCACGGAGGTTATGTTGGTTTGGGACGGATCAGTAACGCTCGTGGCGACGTTGGCCGCCGCCACATTGCCCACCAGGTTTGAGGAATTTATGGTTGAAATTCCAGAACCGTTGGAGGCGATGAGCAACCCTTGAATATTGAGACCGGTAAGGGTTCCCACTGAGGTTATGTTGGTTTGTGACGGGACAGTAACGCTCTGGGCCGTTCCTACAGTGCTGAAGACATTTGACCCATTTATGTTTGAAATTCCAGAACCGTTAGAGGCGATCATCAACCCCTGAATGTTGAGACCGGTCAGAGTTCCCACCGAGGTTATGTTGGTTTGTGCTGGATCAGTAACGCTCTGAGCCGTTCCTACAGTGCTGAAGATATTTGAACCATTTATGTTTGAAATTCCAGAACCATTGGACGCGATGAACAACCCCTGAACTGTAAGACCGGTCAGGGTTCCCACCGATGTTATATTGGGTTGTGACGGGGCAGTAACGCTCAGAGCCGTTCCAACCGTGCTGACGATATTTGAACCATTTATGTTTGAAATTCCAGAACCGTTGGAGGCGATCAGCAATCCCTGAACTGTAAGACCGGTCAGGGTTCCCACTGAGGTTATGTTGGTTTGGGCCGGATCAGTAACGCTCTGAGCCGTTCCTACAGTGCTGACGATATTTGAACCATTTATGTTTGAAATTCCAGAACCGTTCGAGGCGATCAGCAATCCCTGAATTGTAAGACCGGTCAGGGTTCCCACCGAGGTTATGTTGGTTTGTGACGGGACAGTAACGCTCAGAGCCGTTCCCACCGTGCTGACGACATTTGAACCATTTATGTTTGAAATTCCAGAACCGTTTGAGGCGATCAGCAAACCCTGAACTGTAAGACCGGTCAGAGTTCCCACTGAGGTTATGTTGGGTTGTGCTGGATCAGTAACGCTCAGGGCCGTTCCTACAGTGCTGACGATATTTGACCCATTTATGTTTGAAATTCCAGAACCATTCGAGGCGATGAGCAAACCCTGAATATTGAGACCGGTCAGGGTTCCCACTGAAGTTATGTTGGGTTGTGCCGGATCGGTAACGCTCGTTGCGACGTTAGCCGCCGCTACATTGCCCACCAGGTTTGAAGAATTCAGGTTTGAAATTCCAGAACCGTTAGAGGCGATCAGCAAACCCTGAATTGTAAGACCGGTCAGGGTTCCCACCGATGTTATGTTGGTTTGTTCCGGAATAGTAACGCTTAGGGCCGTTCCAACCGTGCTAACGACATTTGAACCGTTGATGTTTGAAATTCCAGAACCGTTGGAGGCGATCAGCAATCCCTGAATTGTAAGACCGGTCAGGGTTCCCACCGAGGTTATGTTGGTTTGTGACGGGACAGTAACGCTCATGGAGACATTTGCCGCTGCTACATTGCCCACCAGGTTTGAAGAATTTAGGTTTGAAATTCCAGAACCGTTTGAGGCGATCAGCAACCCCTGAACTGTAAGACCGCTCAGGGTTCCCACGGAGGTTATGTTGGGTTGTGCCGGATCAGTAACGCTCAGAGCGGTTCCTACGGTGCTGACGACATTTGAACCATTTATGTTTGAAATTCCAGAACCATTGGACGCGATGAGCAACCCCTGAACTGTAAGACCGGTCAGGGTTCCCACTGAGGTTATGTTGGGTTGTGCCGGATCAGTAACGCTCAGAGCCGTTCCTACAGTGCTGACGACATTTGAACCATTTATGTTTGAAATTCCAGAACCATTGGACGCGATCAGCAAACCCTGAACTGTAAGACCGGTCAGGGTTCCCACCGATGTTATATTGGGTTGTGACGGGGCAGTAACGCTCATGGCGACGTTAGCCGATGCTACATTGCCCACCAGGTTTGAGGAATTTATGTTTGAAATTCCAGAACCGTTGGAAGCGATGAGCAATCCCTGAACTGTAATACCGGTCAGGGTTCCCACTGAGGTTATGTTGGGTTGTGCCGGGTCGGTAACGCTCAGGGCCGTTCCTACAGTGCCGACGACATTTGAACCGTTAATGTTTGAAATTCCAGAACCATTGGAGGCGATCAGCAAACCCTGAATATTGAGACCGGTCAGAGTTCCCACAGAGGTTATGTTGGGTTGTGCCGTGTCGGTAACGCTCAGGGCCGTTCCTACAGTGCTGACGACATTCGATCCGTTAATGTTTGAAATTCCAGAACCATTGGAGGCGATCAGCAACCCTTGAATATTGAGACCGGTCAGGGTTCCCACGGAGGTTATATTGGGTTGTGCTGGATCGGTAACGCTCATTGCGACCTCTGCCGCTGCTACATTGCCCACCAGATTTGAAGAATTCAGATTTGAAATTCCAGAACCATTGGAGGCGATCAGCAACCCTTGAATATTGAGACCGGTCAGGGTTCCCACGGAGGTTATGTTGGTTTGCGCCTGTACAGTAACGCTCTGAGCCGTTCCTACAGTGCTGACGACATTCGATCCGTTAATGTTTGAAATTCCAGAACCATTGGATGCGATCAGCAACCCCTGAATTGTAAGACCGGTCAGGGTTCCCACGGAAGTTATGTTGGGCTGTGCCGGGGAAGTAACGCTCTGAGCCGTTCCTACCGTGCCGACGACATTTGAACCGTTAATGTTTGAAATTCCAGAACCATTGGAGGCGATCAGCAACCCCTGAACTGTAAGACCGGTCAGGGTTCCCACTGAGGTTATGTTGGGTTGTGTCGGGGAAGTAACGCTCTGAGCCGTTCCTACAGTGCTAACGACATTCGATCCGTTAATGTTTGAAATTCCAGAACCGTTACCAATATAAAGACTGGCGAGTACTGAATTTAGGTTTGAAATTCCAAAAACATTTAGGGTGGCGGAACCAAAGACGGTTGCTGAATTTACGTACAAAGTTGAAACGTTCAGAGTATCGGTGATGTTTGCCGAACCGAGAACGTACAAGTTCGAGCCTACAGGTGGTGCGCTCAGGGTTCCGATGGACACACCGTTTTGGTAAGCCACATTTCCGTCAACGGTTGACCACTGTGCCGCAATATTCGAAGCGGCCGTCACAATGCCGTACTGGTCGACTGTAATCTGCGATATGTTTGCACTCGAGCCGTACGTACCGGCGACGACCCCACTTGGTGGCAAATTTGTGTTTGAAATTGTTCCAGTTATGTTCGACGCATTTAAAATAGCCAACCCATAGCCGTTACCGTAATATGTACTAGAGACGATGGTTGTTGTGTTTATCACTCCCCCAATATTCAGTGAATTGTAAATGATATTTCCATAAACTTGACCAGCAACGAACAAGCTTCCTGTGAAGGTTCCGTCAACGGAGATTATGTTACCCGCGATGACGTTTCCCGTTGTGTCTAAGAGGTTTGAAGTAATTATGACGTTCGATGGCGGGCAGACGCAGGCAGGTGGCCCGCCATTCGCGATGCTGTCACACATCCCGCCATTCGCGATGCTGTCACACATCGTCTATCTGTTTTTTACGGATATTATTATCAAAACACCCACAATAGCAACTCCTCCTATGATCATCATTTTGGTATGATCACCACTGTTCCAAGGGACGGGAGGGGGGAGGCTTTCTGGGCGTTCGAGCTCAACTGGGATTTGAACCGTTTTGAATTTTAGGAGAAACATATTGCGACCAGCAACCAGCAAGTCTCCACTGTTCGGCTGACGCCACGATATGGTCAGCCTGTCCAACTTGTCGATGCGCGCAGGATACACGGTGCTGATGCGATAATTGGCATTGTAAAACTCATCGCATCCTGAAATTTTGATTGGAATTGTGGCAAAAGATCCATCGAATGCATTGGATGTCAGTGTTAAGACATTTGACTGCGCTCCTGATAGATTCAGTGCATCGGCGCAGAGGTGCGTGGGCGTTCTGAGTTCCGCCACGTCGAGCGTGACGAACTGAGAGGCGACGAGATTGGGCAGCTGGGCAGAAACCAACTCAACCTCGGTGATATTCAAGATTGGGTTGGTAAGGTGGAGTGTATAACTGTTTGAATTTGGCCAGAGAGTCTGGTTTCTATTATTTGAGTCGACGTACACGATGTACTCCATATAAAGTACCATCAGACAATTTGTCCACCATACTGGCACACGTTTGGCTTGGCGCATGTGAAACGAAAAGCCAAGAAAGTCGGGCCAGCCTCAGTAGGATCTACTATCAGGTTACCGTTAAAGTCGTACATGGCAATGGAAAGCTTTTCCAGTTGCCGAATAGGTTCTATGAAATTAACATCCGTGGGGTAACCTGAACCACTTGCGGTGTAAACTGTACGTGCGTACTGCTGGTCGCCTGGAATCGTAGCAAAAGAGGTGTTCAGATACTGGATATTTGAAATTGGAGTCGAGACCCCTCCTTGTGTCGATACTTGGCCAGCAGAACTCAGGGTATATTCGAGGGTCGCGCGATCGTTGAATTTTGAAACAAGTTCTTTGACGTGAATATATATAACAGCTGAAGCGTTTACGTTGAACGGAAGGACAGCCATAAGGAGTTCCGCTTTTACCACATTTTTCAAGGGGATGTTGATATAAGATACAAAATTGGTGTTTGATGTTGAAGTTCGTGTAGAGTCAACACGAACAGTGTAAACCTCTGTGTCACACATTTAATTTAGGTCGAGATTTTAAAAAAGTTGGAATCACGAGTGTTGCGCACTCGGTCTTTTAGGTCCGCTCAAGCAGAGAGCCGCCGATGCCGTTCTCGATGGAAAAGTCGCGAATCTGAGAGCGAACCATGTCGCCGTCGCCGCACAGGCCACCTGCGGTCATGCCGCGCGTATAGTAAGCCGCATCCGCTGAGGGGCCTGGGGTGCACTCCAGCGACGAAGGAATCTCCGTCAGGCTGGTGGGTCCCTTGGACGCCTCCGGGCCGCTCGTGGTCACTAGGGGGGCGGCCGTGTACGTCTCGTATGTGCTGCCGCGGCCCTGGACGAGCATGACCAGGATAGCCACGAGGAGACCGATGATCACAGCCTGAGTAAAGATCTTTCCAATTTTCAATGCCATTTTATAATTCGCTAATATTTTTTTAGTGCGTTAAAGATTCCGAGTTCCTTTCTTAAAAGATTCCAGAGATGGAGACCACTATGACATTCGACGGCCCTATGGATATGAACGACGACGAGTCCAAGCTTCTTGACGAAATCTCAATTCAGGTTCCGACTCGGAAGACCGTTCCTCTGCGTGCCAAGCCTGCTCGCCCCAGTCCATTTGCGAAGCGGGCGCCTGGGCCATCAGAGTCTATGGCTGCCGCTGATGACGTGGGGATGGACATGTTCATGAATCCTGGGAAGCGCACCGCGCCACCTCCTCCAATGCCTGAGGAGTTTGATGACGGGGAGGAAATGGAGGATGATGGGTTCGGTGGTCAGGACGGCCCTCAGCAGCAGTTCCAGGGAGGGGGCGACCAGGTGCCCTCTGAGGGATACAAGACGATTGAGGACGAGAAGGCTGACTTGTTGAACAAGATTACTCGCCTGATCAAAAAGGGAATTCAGGCAAGCGCCCGTCTGACCATTTACTCGGACATTGAGGAGATTCGTACCGAGTACAAGCGGATGACGTATAGCATCGAGGCTGATCGCTCCATCAAGTTTCAGCGCCGGATGATGATTGCTTGTGTGACTGGCCTGGAGTTTCTGAACGACAAGTTTGATCCTTTCGATCTGGAGCTGAACGGCTGGTCCCAGAATTGTATGGAGAACGTCGAGGATTACGATGGCGTCTTTGAGGAGCTTTACAACAAGTACAAGACCAAGGTTCAAGTGGCACCCGAGGTGAAGCTGATCATGATGGTGGGCGGCTCGGCAATGATGTTCCACCTGACGAACAGCATGTTCAAGGCGGCGGTTCCAAACGTCACACAGGTCATGAAGCAGAACCCGGAGCTGATGCGCAACATGGTTGACGCCGTCCAGCGTTCACAGGGCGCGGGCCCGGCGTCGAACGAGCCACCAGCAGGCGGCCTCCGTCGTGAGATGCGCGGACCGGGAATGGACTTTGGATCTCTGATGGGAATGATGGGCCCACCTCCAGCTCAGATGAGCCGTCCACCCCGCGACGACGACGACGTTTCCGACATTGTGAGCATCGATGCAGGAGATCCAGACACGCGCGAGGTGGCAGTGAAGGGCAAGGGAAAGGCGAAGAGCAAGAAGAAGGAGGTTTCATTGTAAGCGTAGCTAAAAAACTTCTAAACACTAAGTAATGGCAGTGGCCTTTGCGCCATTCGAAGAAAATGAAGCCGCTCCAGTACGGCCTCAGAGTCTCTTAAATAAAGAAACGGTACTTCCAGTCGCAGACAACACCGAGTGTAATTACGTGGTCATGGGCTTTGTTTTTGGGGTGTTTCTCTTGGGCATCGTGGACTCTATCAGAAATTAAAACAAACACATCCCCTTTCCAAAAACCTCTGTAGGTTTCTCTGGTCGGTCACTAATGACCTCGAACCCCCCCTCCCTATAAACCTTTAGCCGTTTGCGATACATGGCGAAAAACACGGACCAATGGTCGGCAATGTCGAAAATCAGTGGATCATTCACTTTGCCCTTCGTTTCCCGCATAATACGTCCAATAGATTGCTTGATGTCGCTCTTGGGAGTTGATAAGATGACAGTGTCAAGCGCTGGAATGTCCAGGCCCTCGTGAGCCAGCTGAAAGGTGGCGACCACGATGGGGGCCCGGGAAGACTCTTCTAGATCCGCCTCCTTCATGCCGCCTACATACAGCTTCGCTTTAGAGCCGAGCCTATTTTGTAAGTAAAAGCAATGTTCACGCCGGTCG